ATAACTCTTTAACATCTATACCGCCTCCTTCAACACAAGTTGCCCGTCTGGCTGTCTGATCAGAAGCGATCTGATAAGCTCTTCTCTCTTTTTCTTCTTGTCCTGACAATCACATTTTTCTTCCGGATCCAAATTACAACCACAGAACGGACATTCCTTGTAATACATTAATACTCACCTATCTCTTTCACATAAGTCTCACACCTGCGTTCTTCGCGGATCTGCATTGCGAGATCGTTTACTTTGTTTTTTTCTGCGCGTGTAACAAAACGATATGTTCCATATTTGTATTCTTCCGCTCCGAACACCATCCATATTTCTGCCATTACACAACCCTCCTGTAATTAGCATTGAGGCAATCCTCGCATAAACGTTCTCCATCTATCATATAGATATAATCTCCTTCATACACCTCACACCCACAGCAATCACAATATGTTGCAGGTTCCTGTTCCGGAGGCGATGTTTTCCATTCGTCATATCCTGGTATATGTTCCATTTGACTAATTTCCTCCTGTTTTGTATAATATTATTGACTAATTTCCAGAGTGCTTCT